ATGCAATTATTATTCAGAATTATTGCTGGAGTGGCAACCGCCGCCGGCGCGGCCGTATCGGGTAAGCTCCTTTACAACAAGGGCAAGAAAAGCGGCGTGGCTGAAGAGGCCCAACGGGCTAAAGCAGAGTATTCTCAGCAACTGTCTCAAACTTTGAAGGATTTATTCAGCATTGCCGCAAGAGAAGGAAAACGAGATACTTTTATTCTGATAGGTTTTGCGCTGGGGCTTCGTTGCCTTAAAAGCTTTGACCTGTACACGCCTGGCAACATTGATTTTCTGGATGAGTATGTATCAGGCTTGAGTGGAAGCGGTATGCTCGCACCGTTAGTTCGAGCAAAAATGAATGAATATATAGTTAGCCCGCCTAATCTGCCCACCATTTGGGCGATGATTGAAGATAATGAGCTTACGGCCAAATACTACACGGACAGGTTCAGCGCTGTCATAGATGCTGTGTCCGAGATGGATGAGACTAAAGGTAAGGCAGCGTCAGACTTTATCGCTGCCTGGCAAACCCTTGTTGCTGCCTGAGGACAAAAAATGAGCGAAAGAAACGATCGCCTGGTTAGAAGTATTAAACGGCGTATGAGGGGTTCATTACCTAAGCACCCCCCTCTGGCTTCAACGGACTCAATAGCAGTCCATTTATCTGGCGAGATCGATGCTGAACTTGTAGCGAGCAATAATCTGAGTAAGCAATACAGCCAAAAATTCAGCCTGGAAAATTTGAATAGCGCCATCAGTAACGACGAAGTGCTGTCGCGGCTGGAGTTTATTTCGAAAGGCAATGCTCTCGACACCGTGCTTGAGCCGGTGTTTATGAGCCTAATAGACGGCACCATGCGGGCCTGCAATATCGGTGTGCGCCAGGGCATAACCCCGTCCAGGCTGTACCAGGAATGTAAGGTCTTTGGATATGACTCTGACCCTAAAACTGATTTCATGCTTGACGGTTACACTGAGCAGCTTTTAGAACGGGAAAACATCACTGCTTACGGTAAAACCGCCAGTTATAACAAAGGGAAAATGACGCGAAACGGCGAAACTGTTGACCTCCGTAATGGTAAGAAAATGGATAAGCACAAAGAAGCTTACTTCGGTGATAGTTGGACTGGCGCTGACGAATACGGCGGTGATGACATTTACAAAACAAAAACGTTTGCCAAAAGTAAGGAGCAGGATGGTCAGGCCGCAGAAACTGACCATGCTATTTCTTGTTCAGAAATATTTGAACAGCTTAAAGGCAATAAAGCGCTTAATCCTGAGGACATCAAAAACATTGCAAATATTGATGAGAATTACGCCGTCACTTCTAGGACAAATAATCGTGGAAAAACAGTAGGTAAGTTTGCAAAAAAAGTCAAAGAAATTGAGCAGGAAGTAAAGCAAGGATATGTTGAGGATGAAAATGGCAAAAAAACTCCTCTCACCCCGGAACAGATTGAGACCCGGAAGAATCAAATTGCCAAAATGAGTGTCTCGCAAGAAGCGGTAAATAAAAAAACAAATGAAACAGTTGCAAAAAATATCAAATCTGACCAGGGAGTACAAAAGTTACTTTCGACAGACGCGGCTAAAGGTTCCGCTCACCAGTCGCTGGGTGATTTGATCATGTTTGCCATCAAGCCGCTCTATTACGAGCTACGCTCATGCTTTTCAGAGGGCATCGAGGCCGGGGTCGGGGCTAAAGATTTCAGCGAAGCTCTTAAGATCCGTATGGCCCGTATGAAAAAATACGTGTTGGAAAATGCGGTTACACTTATTAAAGATGTCGCCGTTGGTTTTATTAAGAACTTCATTTCACTGCTTGCCGAAGGCATCGTTAATTGTTTTGTTGGTGCATTCAAAAACATCATGAAACTGGCGAAAGAGGGTCTGAGAATATTAATTCAGTCAGTTTCCATTCTTGTCAGCAAAACAAGCTCAATGGCTGAAAAAGGCGATGCCATTCTGAAACTCGTGGCAGGCTCTTTATCAATATTCAGCGCAATAGGAATTGAAACATGGCTAAGCAGCCTGGGGCTTCCTGGTCCGATATCAATCCTGCTGGCATCAGTCCTGACCGCTGTTATCACGTCGATTCTCATGCTTTCTCTGGATAAACTGGACTTGTTCGGCACAAATAAAAAACTAAAAGGGCAACGTATAGACGAATTGCTGACTAAGGAAATCGCTGCCACCCAGGCCGGGATTGACGTCCTGAAAGCTCAACTAATAGGCACCGGTGCTTGAGGAAGGGTTGGCCACCGTATTTTCTGGAGACATGATTGAACAGTGGTTCGGAGAGACTGACAAGCGGGTCTACACCGGTGATGTCCGTTACCGTGATGCGGCGGCAAACGTCCGCAAGTTATTGCAACCGGAATCGGATGCTATCAAGCGTCTGCGGGAAAAACAGCCAGTCTTCAAGCTGATGACAGCGACAACGTTTGCTGACGCCGGGCTTGGCCAGGTTCCGCAGCCACTGGTTGATAAGCTGCTGCGGACCTTTTAAGTTACCTGATACTATGTTTTCGACTTTCCCCGCCAGCGGCTGACCGCATTGGGGATGCCTATGCGCTCGGAAATCCCTCTTTATTCAATCTGGTGCGTATCATTTTAACCCACTCGCAATCCATAATTCAGTAACAGGCGAATAATCAAAAAGTTGCGAAACTGGGTGTTTCTGGTGGGGAAGGGATTTAATGGGTTATATTTTTGGCTAGAGCAGGGAGCAATAATCGTGTACAGACTGATCACCATTTCACGGTTCATACTCTGAAACCCCTGATGGATATGACGATGGTTAGAATGCTTTCCCGGTGTTAACGCTCGATAACTGTCACGACAAAAGCGCAGGCGAGTATGTAACCGGGAAGCCTGGAGTGATAATGCTTTGGGAGAATCATCCCGATATACCGGCGATACATACGTGTTAATCAAAAAAGCAATAAACTGCGCTACTGCACGAAATCGCGCTGCGTTGGTAAAACTATGGGAAGTGGAGACTGGAGTGAATGCCCATAAATTTGATTGGCTTACGCGACCATTCTCCAGATAGTGAGAAAATGCCGACATTTCCTCAATAGCAATGCACGGGTTGTGGCCAGAAGCATAGAAGCTATAGCAAAACGTGACGCCGTGTTTCTGCAACCAAAATTCGTAAAAGAACTTAACGGCCTGCAGCGAAGCAGACTGCGTGGACAATGAACGAAAGCCAAATGATCGATGTGATATCTGAGTGGGTACAACAGCGGTAAGCAGGTTTCCGTGTCCATCAGAATCCATTGCCGTTTGTGGTTGATGGCAACTAGTTGGTTGAGCGAGTACATAGATAACCTCATTGTTGATACGGACATGAAGTGAATGTACTCTACACCTAACGCAAGAAATGGGAGGGATGTTAGAAATCGTTAACCTGTTGATTTCGTGAAAGGCAATGGAGAGATATGAAGTTGTTTACCATCGTAGAGTATTTAACATAATATACATTATGCGCACCAATGGTAAGGATGGCAGAATCTGGCGGGAATCGTTGACACTGGCCGTCAACTGGCTACTATCGACAGTGATTCAAAATCATCCGTTTCTCCAAACGAATCAGAATCAAATGTCTGTCAGCAGTAAGTGAACGGCCTGACCTCACCAATCAGGCCTGTTCATCCAGTTAGTTGGTAAATCTGTACCTGATACACGAGAATCAAACACCACTTCTTCAGTGCCATCACCATGATGCCGGATAATCTGGTAACCGGATTGCGGGTTCTGGCTCTCAGCTTCATAAGCAGCCCGGAATGCTGGATCTTTGAGAAGCATCACTTTCAGCTCCTGATGTGTCATGAATTTTTCCATGATAAGCCCCGATGAATGCTGCCGCGCCGAATCAGCCATAACGCTGAAAATGGAAACTGTACGGCTTGGCCAACCCCGGACAGCAACAAAACAAGTTTTGTCACTGACCGGCGTTATCTTTCAAAACAGACAGTTAACGATTTTTTGTCTGGTGTTTATGCGTGAAATTTCGTACGTACGAAATTCACCACCAATAAACAAACGGACGATGACTGACCGGAAAAGCAATGCCGTCAGCATCATGACCACGCATTACCTGATTGAGAAGCCTTCTGACTTCACGGCGCTCAGGCCTGGTCATCATCATATTGCGATACCAGGACGGCGATTTATCAAACCATCTGGCACAACTGGCAAAATGTGAACCTACACGACGATAAGACTTAAGGCGGCCACCGGGAAGTCGGTCACGCGCCTTATTTTTTACAGACATAATAAATCCTCTAAGTAACTGAATACCTAGAAGATGTCGTACTGTTCATACCCCATAAAAGTTAACGCCATAATAAAAATCCATACAATCAGTTCAGGTTGTCCCGGAACAGTTCACCGCTCCTCGCGGCGCTGCGGGGCGTCGCCCTGCTCCGGTCAACCTTTCTGACCTGAAGCATCACCATAATATCAGTCTTGTTGCTTTCACTGGTACGGGAACCGAAGAAGCTCCAGCCGGAACTGGCCTTACTGTCTTTCTGTTCAGCAAGGCCACCAAGTAAAATAATATCACCATCTGCAAGGCTGACTTCGGTTGTTACATCACGCTTGATAAGGGTTGGCGAGTTATTGACGCCGGTTTCAGTGGTCACAAAGTTGGAAAGCTGCTGCTGAATCTTGAGATCCATTGTCCGACTTTTGATTGATGGCGTTACGTTAAACAAAACACCGCTGGAACGATATTCAACGGATTGCGTGGTCGTATTGTTATTCACCGTAACACTGCCCAGTACTGGCACATCAGAGCCGACTGAAAAAGACGCTGAGGCATTATTTTTTACCCGCAGTCGTGGCGCACTGACAACAGTAAAACGACTGTCGGTTTTAAGCAGATTGAAAATGGCATCAATGGAGCCGGTTCGAATATTGATAAAATTATCCAGTCCGGCAGCACCAACTGAAATATTGAATTTATCAGACAGAATTTTAGCCGCTAAAAGAATGCCGGAGCCGTCAGACTGCGAGGTCTGAACCTCAAAAACATAACCAGAAACAACCACTTCATCACTCATCGTATCCAGCGAAGTGACCAGTGTTTTCAGGATGGCGATATCCTCTTTCGTACCATAATAAACCAGAATATCACCGGTTCGATTGATGTAGTTGCTTGCCCCTGATGAACCTTTTAGCGAATCGTCAGAAATCACGGCTCCACTGTTATTGAAGGAGCCTGAAACGTAGCCGCCAAGAATATCAGACAGGTAGGCAACAGAACGGTACTGAGGCGTATAAGTCCATGTATAACGTGGCTTAACCGGCTCTTTCGGCGTATAGGGCGCGATAAAATCAACACCCTTTTTCGTCCATATTCGAATGTTCATATTGCCAAGATAACGGGTTACAAATTCCCGTTCATCAATATCAGGTGTTAACCTGAATGTAATCATTCGTTCATCATTAACAAGCTGTGGATCTAGCATATACGGGACTTTAAGCACCTCACTATAAATAAGAGAAATAGCCTCCGGTAGCTTGACTTTATTTAATTCAAGCTCTGACCCTGCGAAAGCACATGAAGAAAATAGTAGCGTTAATGCGAGTAAAATCTTTTTCATTATTTTTTCCCCGTATAAAGCGTCACACGCTCACCATCAATAATTCCGCTCATCAACATCCCTTTGTAATTAAAACTGGATGCAGGAACGGCACGCAAAACACCGGCACCGTTAACAAGAATCACAAACGCCCTGCCTTCACTGGTCATTCTCCCTGATATACGCCACTCGGTTGAAAGTGGCGGTTCAGCTGGTTCTGAGGGAGTATCTGGTGCTGGAGTAGCAGCGGAAGAACGAAACATGGCCGCATCACGTACATCTGTTGTAGCCAAATCTGGCGAGGGATCGCTTCGGCCAAACGTGCTGAAAAATGAGTAAATCAGCCAGCCTGACCCGATAAACATCAATGGAAAAAGCACAAGAAAGAACCTGACTTTGCCAGAATTCCAGATGCTCTGGCGTTTATCTGTCTGCTTTTCATTACCGTTATTTCCTTCATAGCTTTTGTAAAGTTCAAAAATATCAGGGTTATATTTATTGCGATAACTGGTGACGAGGTTGCTTTTATAGATTTTGTGGCCTGAATATACGTCAATGCAGTAATGATTATTCAGGCCCAACGCTTTCAGCTTGCGCATCCGGTAAGTTGTTTCTATTTTGTCTTTCAGAAAGCGAGCAATATTAGAAAGTGACTGATTTACAATAACCAAATCACAGCTAATACCCGTTTCAGGGTGCGTAAAATGACGATGTTCAGCAATAAATGATTTCTTCTCAGCCGTCATATCCTTATCGCTACCGAAGATTCTCCATGCTTCATCAATAACAATTAAATCACCAAACTGGCAAAAGCTCCCTTCCCCACCTTTAAAAGGAAAGAAATCTGTTTTAAGCACATCATCATTATCCACAACAATAATTTCTCCCGTTGCATCAGGATAACGTTCGGTGATTTTATCTTTTTGTAAACCATAAATGTTCGTCACAACTCTCCGGCCGCTGGTAAATGCAGGAATAATGACATTGCAAACGGCTTCATAACTTTTTCCTGAGCCGGGTATGCCAATATATGCAGAAATAGCCATAACTCACCCTATAACAGGAATACGTCGAATAATAAAACGAGTAGCCATTGCGGAGATAATCATACTAATCCCCTGTGGTAATTTACTCAGATTAATGAAGTACCAGAATCCGTCTGATAAATTGGCAAACAGCGATGAGAGATTGCTTGAATCTGGCAGTAACTCAACAAGGATTTCAACGAAGCCCTGGACTACAAAATACAGCGCAAAGAATACGACGAATTTAATAATCAATGACCGGAATACAAAACCTAACAAAGTATTTAATGCACTAATCAGAATCCCAAACATAGTTGCACTCCTTTAGGCACTCAGAATAATACGGAGCGCAACAAATCCCCATATAATCAGAAATATGGTTTCTACGGCGCTTCTGTTCTGCTCAATTAACGGACAATGGGAGTCAATTCTGTACTGGTGATTAAACACGCTGAATTCAACAACGGGGCAGGATGCTGAACGAGAGCCGATGTTAAATTCGTTTGTAAAAGGCAACAAGTTAATAATTGGCGTTAAAATATCTCTTGCCGTTGGCGTTTCTTCAAGCTCAGGCTCTTTTACACCGGGATCTTCTCCCAAAGCTATATTGCCATTATTTCCAGTGTCAGACCCTGAGTTGTTATTAATGGTAATATCAATATTGACGTCAGCCCCTGCACTGTCAGATACAGGTGAAAGCATATCTAATAACGTTGGAGATAGCCTAAGTTCCGACATCGCAGAAGTTACTTCAGCCGGTGAAACCTCTTTAAACGGTAAGCCGTTATAATCGGCATTAACGGCAGCTTCAGACCACAGCTCGTTAATCATGTCGGCAAGAAGTGCTGGCGATACACTAACACTATCAAGATACTCCAGATAATCAATCATGGACTCAATATTTCCGGCCTCCAGTACTTCCGTCATGGCTTTATATTTGGTATTGGTCCAGATAGTAAGCTCACTCTTTTCATCAATATCTTTTGCGGTGTAATCCTCTTTTTCAGGAACGGCGCAAATCGTCGAATATCCACCATTTGACTGATTAGTCGTTTTACAAGGCGTGTTGTGATACTGATATTGCTTGCCTGCTGTTAAATAAGCAACGCTGTAATACATGGGAAGCCCTGCTACATTTTCATACATGGGAATACCTGCGGGAAATGAAGATGCGGACGGGTTGCTATACAAGTGTGTAATCTCAGGTATTTCATAAAATGAGGAAGGATAAGTAAACTTATAATTCTGTTCAGTAAAGGATACATCTCCATTACTGTTGACAACTTTATTCGTCACAGTGCGTTCAAAATTCGTTAGTGTTTCAGTATAAGTACGCGAGTTATAGTCATTAAGATAATTTCTGGCAATTTCAGTTGGATTATCACCATAGTAATAAATTAGCTCTTTCGAATCCTGATAATAATAAAGCGCATTATCTGGCGTGGAATATCCTGTTTCAACACCTACAACTGGAGAACCCGCATCCACATTATTACGACTAACATGAAGGATTACCGGACTTAATTCCTGTGGTTCAAAATTAACGGTTATCGTCTTACTTTCACCACTTTGACCACTGTACGTTACTTCATATAAATTATCGGAAATCTTTTTACCGTTAGTCATTACCATTACCGAGCCGTCAGATGAACTCAAAGAAGACGGAACAAAAGATGATACAGCAGCAGCAATACCCGCCCACGTTGCAACACCGCTCATTTTGTATGATGAGGCAGCAGGCAAGTATTCGGCAGCATTAGCCGCAGCGCGGCCAACAAAAACACGGGTTGCTGTAAGCTGTGATGCCGTATAAATCGCATCATTGGCAGCAAAGCGACGAACAAGCACCCGGCCAACGACTTTAGGAATAACAGCCCGCGCAGCCACTGCTGCAATTGCTGGTACAAATGAATATGAATATCGGGGAAAGGAAACCCAGAGAAAGGAAAAAATAAAGGAATAAACCGTCAGCCTCTTAGCCCAAGAATAACGACATAAGCTGAGACGATCCCCCATAAAAGGGAACCCAATTTCCATAATTCAATCTCCATAATAACCTCAAGTAAAACGGGCGATATTGCATCGCCCATGAATAATGAATTTATGCGGATTTAACGGTACGCAATACCCAGCGAACGCCAGCGACACCGGCATAAAGTGTTACCAGTGAAGCAGCAACGGCCATAATCGCAACCAGAACTGTACTGAAATCAATGCTGTTCGTCAGCGGCGATAAATCAACACCACTTGATGCCGCTCCTTCTGCAGCGAAAGTCGCGCCAGAAACAGCCATTAATGCAGGTACAGCCAGAAAACTAACGATTTTTTTAAACATAACTCTATCTCCATTACATTTTAAAGGTTCGCATTCAAGCAGTACGAACCATCTTTATTACCTGTCCCACACCTACAGAAAAAAGCCAGAGCAGCAGGACAGAGCCAAAACCTAATGTCCAGTAATTTCCCATTGCAGAATAATCAATTTGATGAAATGGTTCAGAACGTACCATTATTGCCTGACATTCTTTTGCATTGTTCGCATTACATAAATAACCTTCAATACGGTAACCATTTTCAGGAATATGATTATCAAACTGAATATCGAAACCTGATGTATCCATAATCAGCCTTTTATTTCAGTAATGCCGCCATCTGATGAAATGTTATAAGTTACTCCTTCCCTCCCCTCCATTGACCAGACGCGAACATATACAGGTATCTGGACTAACTTACCGATAAAATTATTTGCCTGATTCATTACACCGGCATTAACAAGAGCCTGAGATACACGAATAATAATCTGGTCTTGCTTAGTGCCACCAAAACCATCAGGAATCTCTAAGCCAACACCAATTTCATTATAGTATCCCTGACCATTGACCTTATTACGCTGGCGAGCACCAAGCATTTTACCTTTTACAAAAAGACCATAATTAGACATATCACTCTCCTTTAATGCCAGTTACTGGCATGTGAAATACGGTTATAATCGAAAATTAAACCTTTCTCATAAACCCATGATGGAATTTTGGCTGGTTTGGCTTCAAGAGTACGAACCAACGGAACAACGTTATTAGAATCCGGTGACTCACAATAAAAGTTAATATCTATTCCGAAAGAAAGTAATTCTTTACGGTGTCGGTAGAATGTAGGTTTCGGTAACATCTCTTTCATGTTCGCGCCCTGCTTCCACAATAAATATGTAGACTGTATTTTTCTTGGGAGATTAATTATTTTTTCATCAGTTAATATGGTATTTTGATTCATTTCTATTCTCCCTACATAGTCAGAGAATAATTTATTGGGCGTCTCAATATTCCAGCTATTACCAAGCGTAAGATTCAAATCAATTAATTCAGTTGTTCTTAATGTTAATTCAATGCGTAATTTATCTTTTGACCAGTCCAGTAAACCAGCTTTAACGAATTCGTCTGCCATCTGGTGCCCTTTTTTGCCAGATGTATGCTCATCATATTTTGAATAAAATTTCAGGCTCCAACGACGGGAGTTTTTCCCTAAGTAAACAGTGCCACCTTTACCACAGGCGCGACCGTGGCGAGTTTTAGCTTTAAATTCTGCGGCATATAACCATGCGCGGACATTTTCTAATGTTGACAATGAATACATGTAATTGATATCGATGCGCGAGATCTTAAATTGCCCTTCCATGACCTGCCGATAGGATGGTAGATCATGAGGAATATGCAGTAATGCCAATATTCTGGCGTAAGCTGTTAACACCAACCCTTGCAAATCGTCGGAACCGATTACAGAGTGACCTTGCAAAAACTTTGATGGATTACCGTCAATGTAGAGATGTGTTGCCCGACCTTCACCATCAGATCCAACAGACCTTACTTTCATTGTGGACTCATGCGAACCGCGAACTGTCAACCGTTTTACTGTTTCCCACTCCACTGCACCGTCAGCATTGACGCTGACGACACTACCAGCCGGTAACGGTCGGTGTGTGCAAGGCAGGATTCCGGTAAACCAGTCGATCATAAGTAGTCACACCCATCAAAATATGTGTCAATAGTCATTTGTGAGCAGATTGAATGGTCACAATGTAATATGCTCAGATCTGACAGTCAATACATTTGCAATGTTTAAATTGTCAGAAATGAGCATCAAATCTAACTATTGAAAAACCACTGTTAAGATGGAGCCAAGTAGATGGGCAACAATGAGCATGAAGTTATGGCGGACAAACAGAGAGCAGAACGTATCAAAAAGGTAATTCTGGAACACTCGACTTATGAAGAACTGGCCGAGAAGACTGGCATTAGCGTGAGTACGCTGGTCAGGATAGCGTCCGGCAAAACTGAACCTAAATTCAGTGACATCATTCAGATAGCTAAAATTACTGGTGCAGACTTAAACACCTTAGCTTATGGCTATGCTCTTGATGTTAAAGAAGAAGCTACCGAGCGGAAGCTAATCACTTCTGCGGATGGATATACTGATGAAGAAACCACTAACGCACATAATTTCATCGTGTGGAACATCAGGACACTGGAAAAACAAGATATTCTGGCACTCGCAAGGCAGGTTTCTGCCTTAAGTTCATACACTTACAGTACTAAAATGTTTATGAAAAAAGCGGTGTCTGGAGAAGAGTAAAAGGATTAACAGTCTCAGGAATGAGACAAACGTGCAGTATTACCAACACTGCACGTTCTTTATTGTGCGAATTTTGAACAGTAAAAAAGGATCAAAAAGATGAGTAGAAGTAACGAAACAAGCGGCGTTGAACTGGTTGTCGTCGGCGTATTTGCTTTCTGTCTGGCAGTTGTTGCCTGGCTAATGAAAACTTTCGATGTTGAATGGCAAACAGCACTGGAAACTGCGCCTGGCCTGATAGTCTGGCTGCTTGTTGTCGGTGCGGGGATCTTTTTCGGGATCAAAATGGAAACTGGTCTTGTTCGCTGGGGTGCTCCACTTGCGATCGCCCTTCTGATTCCGGTATTCAAACCAATTCTTAAGGAAGCAGCCGGAGTTCGTGAAATGGGCGGGTTAGTTTTCGATGATATGGTTTCGTGGTACGGAACTGGCTGGGGAATGTCGCTGATGTTCTTCGGGATTCTTATCGTCGGATACGGCCTACTTTATTGGTGGCACAGAAGAAAGTCATATTACTGGTAACTCCGCCGCGGGAAACCACGGTAAAGTTCGGGTGTCACAGAACCCCGAACCGCTAGGCGGTGAAAATATCATCAAATCGTTTTTTATTGTGTCTTAAAACTTTCAGATATGACTAAACATAACACTATCGATAAATAATGAGGTTTGACATGTTAACAATACAACAACTGGATGAGTTTAAAAAAGATATAGAAAAAGAGTTAAGAATCGTTAAATGGGCGCCAACATATACTCAGATTGCTGATATGCATCGCCGAATCATGGCTGTAATAAATGATAATGGCACCCCAAATATTAGAAAGATCGTAAATGATGTTTATGGGAAACCAATAACTGTTTTTGTTACGGATGGTCTGGATATGTCAACCGAGAGTACCCTTCTTGCTAAACTGAGAGCTCAAGCACAAGAGAGACAACAAGGAGATAAAAAATAA